ATTAAAATACCTACTTATGATGCAGATACCAAACTCTGGCTTCACACGATTTACAATACGAGAGAAGAATTTGTTGAATTCCTCAAATCCATTTTCAAAGAGCCAGGACAATATGGATTTGATGAGACCAGTTTCAAATTCAATGAACAAGCAAGACTATTCAATAAAAATAGATTTTACTGCGCAGCACCTCCAAGATCTAAAGACTTCATCTTTTACTGGGATACAGAAAAAGAAAAATGTAGGATGGGGGTTATATTCAAGTCTAAAGACAAGACTTGGTATCTTAGTAGAGACTATTACATGTGGCTTAACTTCCTTCCTATCTACAATAAGGAAGTGGCTAGGTTCACGTTCCCAGATGTAAGAGATGCTCAGTATCACATGGCCTTATATGAAGACCTTGCAAAGTATTCATATAAGCATGTAGCTATTCTAAAGAAAAGACAGATTGCATCTTCTTATTACCATGCAGCCAAGATGATTAATGGTTATTGGTTTGAAGAAGGTTGGGTTAATAAGATTGCTGCCTCTCTAAAAGATTATATCAATGAGAAAGGTACATGGCGATTCTTAGATGAGTATAGAAACTTCTTGAATACACACACTGCTTGGTACAGACCTTCACAACCTGATAAGACTTTCAACTGGGAACAGAAGATTGAGATTAGTCAGGGTGGTAGAAAGAAAGATGTAGGATTAAAGTCAGTAATGCTTGGAGTTACCTTAGAAAAGGATCCTACAAATGGTGTTGGGGGTCCTTGTTCTTTTTTCTTCCATGAGGAAGCAGGGATTGCACCAAGAATGAATGAAACACTAGAGTACTTGTTACCAGCTCTTAAATCAGGTATGATTTATACAGGTATGTTTGCTGTTGCAGGATCAGTGGGTGACTTGGATCAGTGTGAACCACTGAGAGATATCATATATAACCCTGACTCTAAGGATGTACTAGCAGTGGAAACTAATCTGATGGATGATCAAAATCAGATTGGGAAGTGTGGTTTATTCATACCTGAGCAATGGTCAATGATTCCTTGTATTGATGAGTATGGTAACTCATTAGTAGAGAAGGCATTAGAGATGATCATAGAAGAAAGAAAGGTGTGGAAGAAGACTCTTAAAGCTAATGATTATCAGCTAAGGATATCACAGAAGCCAACTAATATTCAAGAAGCATTTGCCACAAGAAGTGCATCTGTTTGGCCACTACATTTAATAACACAACAGATTAGAAGAATAGAAGATAAAGAATATTTCTGTGAAGCTGTAGAATTAGAGTATGATGCACAAGGTAATGTAGAAGCTAAACCAACTAAGAGATTACCTATTACAGAATTTCCATTATCACCTAGAACAGAAAACAAAGAAGGTGCAATATTGATGTGGGAGAAGCCTATGAAAGATGCACCATTTGGTACATATTATGCATCAGTCGATCCTGTAGGTGAGGGTAAGACAACTACATCTGATTCATTATGTAGTATATTTGTATACAAGAGTCCTGTGCAAATAACTAAAAAGAAACTAGATGGTAGCATAGAGAATGCTATTGAAGGTGATAAGATAGTTGCATCTTGGTGTGGTAGATATGATGATCTTACCAAGACACATGAAACTCTTGAGAAGTTGATTACATATTATGGAGCATGGACAGTAGTAGAAAATAATATATCATTATTCATACAGCACATGATCTTTAAAAAGAAACAAAGATATTTAGTACCTAAGTCACAGATATTATTCTTAAAAGACTTGGGTTCTAATAATAATGTGTTTCAAGAATATGGTTGGAAGAACACAGGTGTGTTATTTAAAACACATCTTATATCATATGGAGTGCAGTTCTTAACAGAAGAGATAGATCATGAAACTAGAGAGGATGGAGAGATTATGAAAACTACATATGGTGTAGAAAGAATTCCTGATCCTATCCTATTAAAAGAAATGCAGCAATATAGAGAGGGATTAAACGTGGATAGATTGGTTGCATTCTGTGCTTTAGTGGCTTTTGCTAAGGTGCAACAATCTAATAGAGGAATGCCACATAAAGTTGAAACTGAAACAAATCCTAGAAATAATTCGCAAAAGTCACCAAATTTCACTAAATTAGATAGAAACCCCTTTCGTAATATTGGGAAATCTGTGCATCGTGGTGAAAAGAAATTTGTAAAACAAGCATTCAGAAATTTAAAATAACAAGATTATGCCATTAGTAATAAATGCAATGCAAGCCAAAGCTGGTGTGAAAGCTGATCACACTAGAATGGGTACACTTACTCAGCCTATTCAGTTTTTACCATCCACTCAAAAAGATGGTGAATGGGGAGCATGGAATATGGATTGGTTTGAGATGGAAGGTCTTAGACAAATCAGAAGAAATGCAAGAAAGCTTTTGAAAAACTACAAGCTTGCAAATGGTATCATAGATAGAACAGATTATATAGTAGAAGAAGATAATGAATATGGAGATCTAATAGAAACTCTAACAAGAGAGGATGCTTCTGCACTAGAGCTTAAGTTCTATCCTATTATCCCAAATGTTGTAAATGTAATGTTGGGAGAGTTCGCAAAGCGTAGTGATAAAGTTCAATATATAAGCACTGATCCTTTTAGCTATAATGAAATGCTAGAAGAAAAGAGATCAATGATTGAAGACACTCTTGTAAAAGAAGCTGAGATGCAACTTGCAATGTCTATGATTGAGCAAGGAGCAGATCCAGAATCAGATGAATTTAAAAAAGCATTGTCTCCAGAAAATATCAAGTCTTTACCTGATATTGAACAATTCTTTAAAAAAGATTATAGGTCTTTAGTAGAGCAGTGGGCTAATCATCAGCATGAAGCTGACACTGAAAGATTTAAAATGAAAGAACTTGAAATCAGAGCATTTAGAGATATGCTTGTTGGAGATAGAGAGTTCTGGCATTTTAGAATGGATGAGGATGATTATGAAGTAGAATTATGGAACCCAGTTCTTACATTCTATCATAAGTCACCAGATATAAGATACATTTCTCAAGGAAACTTTGTAGGTAAAATAGAACTTCACACTGTATCTGACATCCTTGACAGATATGGATATTTAATGAACGATGAACAACTCAGATCACTTGAAAGCATTTACCCTAAAAAAGCTGCAGGATACCCTATTCAGGGTTACCAAAATGATGGTACTTTTTATGATGGCACCCGTTCTCATCAGTGGAATGTTAGTTCTCCTAGTCTTGGCTTTAGGCAGTTTACTAGTGTTAATGACTACTTCTTGGCTGCTGGTGATGATATTATTACTCGCATTCTCAATGAAAGCGAAGACTTACAAGACTTTGGAACATACCAACTCCTTAGAGTAACTACAGTTTATTGGAAGTCTCAAAGAATGGTGGGGCATCTTACTAGAATAGATCCTGATACAGGGATGAAAATTCATGAAGTAGTTACAGAAGATTATCAAATCACTGTTCCTCCACAATACAATACATCTATTATGAAAGTAAAAGATGAAAATACTTTGATACAGGGAGAGCACATTAAATGGATTTGGATTAATCAAGTGTGGGGTGGATTGAAAGTAGGACCTAATAGACCATCATTCTATGGTAATGCTGACTACATGGGTATCCAACCTATCTACTTAAATATCAAACCAGTGAAGTTCCAATTCAAAGGTGACTTTACTTTATATGGTTGTAAGCTTCCTGTAGAAGGATCAGTGTTTACAGATCGTAACTCTAGATCTGTATCTATGGTAGATAAGATGAAACCATTCCAGATTGGATATAACTTAGTTAATAATCAGATTGCTGATATCCTAGTTGATGAATTAGGTACAGTTATCATGTTGGATCACAATGCTTTACCTAAACATTCAGCAGGTGAAGATTGGGGAAGAAACAACTATGCTAAAGCATATGTTGCAATGAAAGACTTCCAGATATTACCATTAGATACTAGTATTACTAACACAGAATCTGCATTAGGATTTAATCATTATCAAGTATTGAATCTTGAACAGACACAAAGATTAATGTCAAGGATTCAATTAAGTAATTACTTTAAGCAACAAGCTTATGAGATTATTGGTATCACTCCTCAAAGAATGGGTCAAGTAAATTCTCAAGAGACAGCAACAGGTATTGAGCAATCTATTAATGCAAGTTACTCTCAAACTGAAATGTACTTTGTGCAACACTCTGAGCATTTAATGCCAAGAGTGCATCAAATGAGAACAGACTTAGCACAGTATTATCATTCTAATAGACCATCTATAAGATTGTCTTATATGACATCTAAAGATGAGAAAGTTAACTTTCAAATGAATGGTACTGAGTTATTATCCAGAGAGTTAAATGTATTTGTATCTACTAAAGTTAATCATAAACAAGTGTTAGAACAGATTAAACAAATGGCTATTCAGAATAATACAGCAGGTGCTAGTATATATGACTTAGCTGATATTGTTAAATCTGATTCAATGGCTGAGGTTACACATGCTATGAAAGCTATTGAAGAGAAAACAAATGCTCAGCGTCAAGAGCAAATGCAACATGAACAACAAATGCAACAGCAACAAATTGAAGCACAACAACAAGCTCAAGAAGCTGCACAGAAATTTGAAGCTGAACAAAAGATGTTGGATAGACAAACTCAAATTCAAGTGGCTGAGATCAAAGGAGCTGGGTATCAGACAGGTGATCTTAATGTAAATGAGCAAAGTGATTACTTAGACTCTTTAGAATATCTAGATAAAAAGAGACAGAGTGATGAAGAAATGAATTTGAGACGCGAGCAAGAAATCAATAAAAATAATAGAGAAGCTCAGCATATTAGTCTAAAACAACAAGAGTTGCAGACAAGAAAAGAAATTGCTGAAAAACAGCTTCAAGTTGCCAAGACAAATAAAAATAAATACGATTCTAAAAAGAAAAAATAAACTTAGTTATATAGTGCAATAATTTTAAAAATTAATTTTGGTTGATAACCTTTTAAAGTTTAAAATTGCATATATTATAATATAGGAACAAACTTAAAACCAACAACATATGAGTTCCCAAGAAAACAATGCCCCAGGATTGAACCTGGATGAGTTCTTACCAATGCCAGGTGCTGATGATATTCTAACAGCACCAGAGTCTGCTAAAACAACAGTGTTTTCCAAACCTAAAGATTTGGACACTACATTCTTAGAAGCAAAAGCTGCTGTAAGTGAAACAGCTGATGATACAAAAGAAGAATCTACAGTAAATGTGGAAGCTGCTAAAGAAGCTTTAACACAAATCTTAGATAATGATCTTTTAGATGAAGATGTAAAAACACCAGGCAGACCAAAGGTAGACAAGAGTGGCTTAGTAGATACATTTACTAAGTTAATTGATGAAGGTCTTATTGTACCTTTTGATGATGAGAAACCTCTTGATGAATACTCTACAAAAGATTGGAAGGAATTACTCCAAGCCAATTTTGAAGAGAGAGAAAATAGAGTAAAGCAGGCAGTACCTGCATCGTTCTTTAATAGTTTACCTGATGAACTGAAAGCTGCTTATAAGTATATTTCAGATGGTGGTGAAGATTTAAAAGGCTTATTTAGAGCATTATCTCATGTGGAGGAAGTTAGACAACTAGATCCTCATGATGAAAATGATCAAGAGCATATCGCTAGACAATATCTTAGAGCCACTAATTTTGGTACAGAGGAAGAAATTAATGAAGAGATTGAAACTTGGAGAGATCTTGGAAACCTAGGTAAAAAAGCTAACCAGTTTAAACCTAAGTTAGATAAGATGCAAGAGCAAGTGATTAACTATCAGTTGCAACAACAAGAGCAATTCAAAGCACAGCAAGAAGAAGCTGCTCATCAATACATTGATAATGTCTATGTAACACTTAAAGATGGACATTTAAATGGATTGAGATTAGATAAGAAAACTCAAGCTTTCTTATTTACTGAATTAACTCAACCTAAGTATCAATCTTTGCAGGGAAAAGGAACTAACTTATTAGGTCACTTACTAGAAAGATATCAGTTTGTAGAACCAAGATATGATTTAGTTGCAGAAGCATTGTGGTTATTATCTGATCCAAATGGATATAAAT